CCGCTTTAGCTTTGCTTCAATAACAAAATCATTATCATTGTAATCAACAATTTTGTAAGTGGTTTTGTCAACAGTAAGGGTATCATATACAGACAAGTCTACACCTGTCCGCATGATTGCGCTTACTGAAAAACTTTCACCAGAAGCCCTTTGTTTAGTTGTAATTATGACTTCTACAGTTTTTGTTGTAGTTCTGCTTATTGTTTTTTGATTAGCAAAGTCATAACTAGAAACAGCTTTAGAGGTTAGTGTTCCTGTTTTTACAAGGTCGCTAGCTGCTGCAAACGCACGGTCTACAGCAGCATTTAATTTAGCAGATAAAGACATTAGTTAGCCCTCCACCATGCGCTCCCCATTCCGCCTGTTGAACCCTTACGAATAAGAACTCTTAATGGCTTAATGATAATAGAAGGTGTAATAGAGGTCTTAGTAACATCATTGTTAGCATCAGAGACACTAATAGACCCTACTGAAATTCTTTCAAAGGTTTGTGTTTTCTGAGCTAATAAGTCTTCATTCTGTAACAAGTGTAATGCTTGCTCGTAAACAGCGACTTTAACTTGAGGAGGAATCTCGTCTTCAGCAACAGTAATATCCTGACCCATGCGAGGATCATAGTAGATTGCTTCTTTACGAGGCCACGCAAGAGCTTGAGAAGAGCTAACAGCTGCACCAATCCAAGGACGGTTGTCAATTAATTGAGTAGCAGTAACAAGAGCTTGCTCCTTAATATCGTCATTAGAAGATTCCCATTCAGCAGAATCAATTCTAGTTTCGAAGTAAGCATCAGCATCGGCTATAGTTACATAGCTATTTGTATTAAGAACTAAAGCCATTAGCTCCTCCTAAATCTTATGAGTGGAAGATAGGTAGAATACCTAGGTTTAGGTAGTCCATCTTACGGGTCCAGCTAGCAGCCGCACCTAGGGTTGCATTGGTTGCAAATGCACTAGTTGAACCAGCCCAGTCGTAACCTAGTGGGTGCATAATATGACCCCAACGGTACCATACATTAGTTGAACCACCACCAGTGAATGAAGCAGCATTGCGGTCTACTTCAACAGGAGTTGGAACCATTACAGGAGCAAAAGCTACTGATTCAGGCTTAATGATGAATGAGCATTTGGTTGACTGTGCGTTTAGGTCGCCAGAAGCTTCGCCGCTGATACGCTGGTTGGCACGAGTCATTACTAGACGGAACTTGCCACCAAAGATGCTGTCGAATTCCATGTTGCCATCTTGTACACGAGTCTGATCAACAAGGTTAGCGGCACGCATTTCAGCCATTACTTCAGGTGAAGTAACTAGGTACATGTAATCGGGTTCATAGTCTTTGAAGCCCATGCCAAGAGCACGGAATAGACGCTCACCACGAGCAGCACCAATAGCAGTTGAATCAAATAGACGACGAGCATCTGAAGTACCAGTTGCAGCAGCACCAAAAGCACCTTCAGCATTAATGTCAACAAAGAAACCAGTTGCAGCTGCATCAGCGTCAGTATCGAAGTCTACAATACCGCCGTTGCCAGTGCCACCTGCGTCACCTAGTGCAACTTCTGAAGCTGCAACGCCTTTTAGAACGTTTAGTAGCGCATTACCTTCGTCATCACCACGAACCTGAGCAAAGTCACGAGCAATTTTAGCTAGACCATCTTGCTTTGATACAACTTCTTGTAGGTTTACTTGCTGTGCGCCAAAGGTACGAACTGACTTGACGTAGTTTGCAATATCAGTGGTGATATCAGTGTAAGTACCATCTGCAGCGTTGCTTAGTGAAGGTACGTTGATGTTTGCCGCTAGCGGTTTGTACCAACGGAACTGACCAATAAATGATTCACCGTCAGCAGTAATATCGCTGCGCTGACCTACGATGCCAGTTGAGTTTAGTTTCTTTTCAGTGGTGTAGGCTTCGTCAGCGTAAGCTGAGATAGCTAGTGCTACATTTTGAAAGTCGGTGTTTGTAATAGCCATTATATTATTCCTTGTATATAACTATTTGTTAATAATTAAATTGTCCAAGCTGCCCTTTTGCAGCCAATGCTAAGACCTCTTGGGTGCTCATCTCTGATAATGATTTCTTTTGTGTCGTATCAGATGGGGCAGCAGGAGATCCCGTTCCTGCACCCGAGTTAGCTTTAACTCGGAACAAGAATGAGTTGTCTTCACTCTTTGAGTAAGAATCAATAAATTCCTGAATAGAAGTTCCACTTTTGTGAACCCAGCTTCCGTTTTCATCCTGAACAAGTTGCTCGACGATATCACGGTAAGCCATTTGGCGACTCCGCTCGTTGCGGAAATCAAGATTTGCTAGTTTGCTGTTAACAACACTATCACGGTTTAATTTTGTATTTTCTTCTTCATAAACCTTTAGTTTTGCTTCAGCTTCTGCAAGTTTCATTTCAAGCGCCTCTTGGAGTTTACCCTCTTCTTCTAAACGCTTAATATCTGCTTGCTTTTTAGCTTGTTCAATTTCAGCAGCCTTTTTTAGAGCCTCATCACGCTCTTTGGCCATACGATCCATGTTGCTCTTCATTTGCGCTAAACGTTCTTGGACCGCTTGTTCAATCGGATCTACCTCATTCTTGGTGTCTTCTTGAACGGTTTCCTGTTGTTCCTGAGTTTCTTCAGTTGCAGTTACTTCTTCTTCATTTACTACTTGATTTTCTTCACTCATAATTTTTTTTCCTTTCAAGCACAGCTTGAGTTAATAATATATTCGACTCACAGAGCCATTATGTGTTTTATAGGTCATAGGCTATTACAAATATCTATGGACCAATACCATACCAGTCTTCTCCTTCACGGATAGGCGCAAGTATGTCTTTTCTTGTAATTTTGTCTTTTGGATCGATCAAACCTTGCTCCTTGGCAAGTTTCAAAAGACGATTATAAGACTTATAAGAAAGACCTTGCTTTCTCATTTCTTTAAGTGTCTTACGAATAGTATCACCTTCAAGAGCATCTGCGTAGATGGTTCTTAAAGCATCTTTTGCACGACGAGCTTCCCCAATGTTAGTAAAGAAGGCGTCGTGAATGGTAGCCGTTTCAACGTTATTTTTGCGGCCCCACAAATGGAATCTACGAACAATAACTGCGTCATTGCTATGGTTTCCATTAACTCCTAATCCGATTCTAGCGTCATTAAGAGAACCTTTACCTAAAAGTTTTCCGTCTTCTGCACTAGACTCGTAAATATTTGCAATTTTGCGACCAGTAATAGGATCACGAAATTCTATTCGTTCTTGTAATTTTGGGCGATACCTTTGAGTCATAATTTTACCATCAAAAGTAACCCAAGGAATATCAACTTTTTGTGTTTCAGTAACGTAAACTTTTGCAACCTCTTTCCAATAATTAATAAAGTTATCAGTTACAGGTGCTCTTTGAGCAAGATTTTTAGACATAATTCTTGATACTTCAGAAAATTCTTTAGGCCCAATTATGCCTTTTCTTGCGTTTGTTAACTTACTTACAAAGTCTCCAACATCAGGGTGAATGTCTTGAGCTTGTTTTAAAAGAGTTCTTCCAACTGGTTCATTGTTATTAATAAGCTCAATCAACTCTCTTCTAAAAGAATTTAATTCTTCTGAAACAGTTGTTGCACCAAGACGATCAGCTACTTTAATTTTACCATCAATAATTCTTAATTGAGCACTAAGATTATCTTTAGTAATAGTAATAAAACCCTTGTTGTCTAAAACTTTAGATAGCTTATTTGCTACGTTTGCAGTTTTAGTTGCGGCTCCAGCACCATAAAATGAAACCATGTTTTGAGCCTTAGCTGCCTTAGCCAAATCTTCCCAAGTAAGATTAGCATCCCGCAATGCAGGAATTTTAAGAAATTCAGGATCATTTATCGTATCCATTGCAACAAGATCATAAAGTCTATTTTTCTGGGTAGTAGCTAATACATTAGAAGCTTGGGAAACGGCTCTATCCCCTGTAGACAATCCAATAATTTGGGCACCAGAGGATGATGCGTCATTTTCAATCATAAGCCGAGTGGAATAAGATGTTATTGGTTTTCCTTGTTTTAAATGACGATTAATCCTAGCGTATTCAAGAGCCATTCTGGCCATTTTAGGAACTTCTGGCCCTTCTAGGCCTCTAATTAGCGGGTGTTCAAGAAACTCTCTTAGCCGCCTATCTCTTTGAGTTTTAGCAAGCATAATCTCGCCAAGTTCAATTATTTTTTCTCGGTTACGATTAAAAATAGCTCTTCGTCCTGCTTGAGTTAAAGCTTCTGTTCCAGGGCCAATTAAAGCACCTATTTGAATTTGTAATTCGTCAAGAGCTTCGGCAGACATGTTAACAGCTTTTCCAGAATTTAAAAACGGCCTTACTAGCTCACCACCTGTTGGGGTAAGATAGCCCCTGTGGTATACTCGACCTCGAGAATCAATAAAAGCAGTTGTTCTAAAGTTTTTATTACGCTGCAAATGATATTTAGCAGTTGCCATTAACCCGTAGCCCTGTTCTCCACGATTTAAAATCTCATGTCTAAATTCATTTATGCTATCGTAATACTTAGCATTACCACGAGGGTCTCTAAATCTTACAATATCATCCATAAATGTAAAAAAGTCTTCATCAACTCTATATTCAACAGACATAACGTGATTTAACATTTGAGCCATTTCTCTGTCAATTTGTTTTTCATCGTAATCTGGAAATTTATCTCTTGATATTAACGGGATTCCGGTATCATTACCTCTAGCGTCTACGTAAGTTTTTTTGCCAGCTTTTACGTATAATCTGTCTCTCTCGTTAACAGTGCCAAGCCTTCTAGAGATAGTTACTCTTCTCTCTGCTTCTTGTAACTTTAATAAATCTTTGTCTATTACTATTACTTCTCTAGAGATAGTATCTCCCCAACCCCCTGAAGCTCTTCCCGTATCTAAATCAAGAATTCCTCGCCTTGTTTTTCCTCTAAACTGAACTCTAATTAAGTTTTGGTCTTGCAATGATTTAAGAATACGGGAGCCTTCAGCATGATAGTCAGCTAGTGTATTTTTAGTAAAGGGAATAATATTATCAAAATCTTTTGAAAATTGTTTACCAATATTAATAGCTAAAGAATCATAATCTGTTGATTGGCCAGAAGCAATTAATTTTACAATTTTAGTTATACTGTCTATCGCCTTATCATCAAAAACTTTAGATGTAACTTTTTGTTTTTGATTTAAAAATTCTAAATCAAGAATATTTCGTATACCTTCTCGACCCGCTGAATAAACTCTTGTAATCCAGTCATCAGATGGTTCTCGGTTAAAAGTCTTTTTATATAGTTGATAAGCCTTATAAAATGTATTGTCTCTTAACAAGTTTTTAATAATTTTTTCTTTACTAGGATATTTATCTACAAATTTTTTAAAATAAACCCTTGCAGGCGCACGCCCAGAAAAATAAAGCTTATTAGCAAGTTTCTTTCCTTCATTGTTTCTCCAGTTATCAATAAATCTCTGATCAGATAACTGGTTATCAATAAGATCACTTAACTTATAGTATTTGCCCATAATTTGAACTTGAGGAATATCTTTTGACAAATAACTAATAAACATTTCAGACCGCTGTCTAGATCTAGTATCCAAAAGTCTAGAAACGTTTTGAACAGCAAACCTGTTTTCAGCTCGTATAACAGCTACTAAATCATTCCACGGGGTTTTATCTTTTGCATATCGCTCAAGAACAACTCTCAAATTTTCTACAACTACTGTTTGTTGATTTAAAGAGATTTTATCATCAAGGCTTGCTGCTACAGATTCTATCCAGTCTTTTTCATCTACTGATAATAGTTTTGAATTGCGCATAAAATCAATACGTTCTTGATACAAATTAAAATCAGGATCATAAATATTATTATTTTTAATTTCACCTGTTAAAGGATCGGCGCTAAAGTTTCTTTCATCAAATTCATTTCCAACTCTTCGCCTTGATGCTGTTTTGCCAGCTAGCGTTGTACCTTTATAATCTGTAAGGGACATTGTTTTAGAAAAATCATCTGAATCTAATAAAAATAATTGTCTAATTTCGTCTTTGTATTTAGGTGATCTAATTAAGTTGCTTGCTCTAGTAGCTGCGATCTTAATATCAACTTCTCTTAATTTTTGCTTAGGCGCAAATACAGCAGTAGCATTTGCTGCTCTGTTTCTTAAAGCTTGAATAGAAAGAGCTTTGCCAGCCTGTGTAACAAATTGTTCATATTTTAATTTACCTTGTCTGAACAAATTTGCTTTATCCATCGAACCAAGTATTTTAGTTTGCGTATCAAAAGATTGCCTTTTCAACCAAGCACCAAAAGATTCAACCGCAGGTGCAACGCCAGTTAAAGTATCTGCATTTTTATTAATCAAGGCTTGTTTCTTTAGTCTATTAGTTTTTTCTTTTAAGATTTCATCTTTAGACTTAATCAAAGGAATTAAAGAACTTCGGCAATTCCAGTGAAGCGGCGGTCGATATCTGTTATCTCCGACTTCGTAAATTTTACCGTTATGGTAAGAACAAATAGGACTTGTTCTGCTATCTAACACAGCTGTAAATACAAAACCTTTTATTACATGACTATTAGCTTGTGCTACTTTAGTTAAAGCTTCTGTTTGAGTACTTGTAATAGATGTTCTTGTAAGAGTTCTGACCTGTCCTTCAGTAAGTTTAGTTGTCTTTAAAACATCCTGTATAATCTCATTAGGGCTTGAGCCTTTTGCAAGGCCAGCCTTAACTTTTGTTTGAATACGAACTAACTCTCCAGATGAGATATTACGCAAATTTTCAGTAATATTACTTGGACCTTTAATATTAGGGCCAGTAACTTCAGCTAACAATTCTTTAGTTGTTGGCTTTGAAACTCTATAGAATGATTTTAATTCTTTATTAAGATTATCAGAGTGGAAGTCTAATTGAGAAGTAGAAAATTCAAGTAAACTTGTTTTTTGATGACTTAGCATTTCTTTGCCAAAGCGTCGTACTTCTTTAGAGACATCACCTCTAATATTTTCTTTTAAAATCTCTAAAAGTTTTTTACGGTGTCTTTGCATAATTCTTTTGTTTTGAATTTGCACACCTTCTTCATAGAGCCTTACATCTGTTAAATGATCAATAATACGATCATAAATTTTTGTGTTAATATCCATCTAGTACTCCCTTGAGTAGTTAGACGACCGGAGTGTAATGAAGTAACTAGACATCATCAGGGACTTCCGGTCATAAGTAATTAGGCCTCAATATCCATATTGACGTTTGTATTTGCTTGTGTAGCTAAAGGGTCTGTTTGAATTTCTTCAACGGCTTCATCATCATCATAGTCTGCAGGTAAGAAATCGTTGTACTTAGCAATATTAATAAAAGTAGAACGACTAATAATACCAGTTTGATACCATTCAGAAACAAGCCTCATAGCACCCTCGCCGCCGACCATTGGAGCAAAGTCACTAGACATTTCAAACTCAATGTCTGTTGAGTTATAATCAGTATTGTATTTCCAATTAATCATAAACGCAATTACCTCACGCATAGTGTTAGATACTTTAGCGTTTAAAGTCCCTAGTTGGGCTGTTTGAGAAGCATTGCGAATTTCTAATGCAACACCAGACGCAGCTTGTTCTGGAGAAAGCATACGAATGCCCATTTTAGCCATTTCTTCCACAGTAGCTGTAATTGCTTTTTCCATATCTGCCAAAGCAGCAGTGGGCGTCTCTAAAACAGTAATTGATTCGTCTTTGCGAACTCTTAACCAAGTGCCTAATCCTGCATTTACAATTTCTTCAAACTCTTCATCGGTCATATCTGATTGAACAACTGGTGTATAAGTTGCAGCACCATATAACAAGTGATTTCGACGAGATACCTTATTGTATAAGGCAATCTCTCTGTCAATTAATGGCATAAGCACTGGTTCAACAGGTTCAAATTGACCATTTACAGGCCAAGCGGGAATCCTACGAACACGTTCACCAAACATAGTTGGCATAACGGTATTAACTAATTTAAAACCAATCTCAGTTAAACGATCTTCATATTCTTGTTTAACATCGCCATTAAGCACTTTAATTTCGTTATTAGTATCTGGATGCTCATAATAATCAATTACTAAACGACCAGACTCATCTAAATAGTGATCTGCAACAGTATCAACATAATTAGGATGCCAAGGATTGTCATCAGAATACCGTTTAACAAGATAGCGAGTAACCCAACGGCTTAATGTTTTTTGCCGAGTAATTGGATGAACATCAGTTTGGATATTGATAACGTTTTCAGCCTCAATAAGAACAGGATATGGTTTAATCATATCCCGGTCTTCTGGTGTTAACATATCGTATTGTTCTTCAGTAAGACTAGGGTAATCTACATAAACCCATGCACGAGAGGTTTGTAACTCTTCCCAAAGAGCATTGTCTAAGAAGTTAAACAAAGAACGACCATCAAGTGTAAAGTTAGAACGAATCCAATCGTAAGCTTCATCAGGTAATTCATCTGGAAGTTTTAAATGCGAATCTTTTCTTAAAAGAGCGCTAATAAGAACTTTACAATATTGCGCCGTTAAGCCCGGCAACTCTGCTTCCGATTTATAAAAATCATATTGACGCTGAGTCATGCTTGGAGAAAACGGAATCAATAGATTTGAGTAGTCGTACTCTAAAAACTCATCGTGAGCTTTAACATTTTCTTGACCCTGTAGAACAGCTCTAGATTTCTTCCATAAGGGCTTTAAAGACTGATAACTATCACTAGGATCTGCTACTGACTTTTTAATAGCCTTAGTAGGTTTAGTTAATTGCACCATTGCTTATTCCTTTACCATTTTACTTTATTGGCCCAATAAGCAGCACTCATCTTGCCCTTATCAATATTCTTTTTATGACGAGCTTTCCATGCTAGTCTACGGCTTTTATATTTATCAGATTCACCTTCTTTTTTAGGTGAACCACTAACACCTTGAGCACCAAATCTAATAGTTTTAATTTTGTCACCTTCTTTAGCAACAACAATATGAGATTTGGTAGGATGATTAGGAGTACGCTTAGGCTTATTGTAGCCAGATACTCCAGCACGATCTAGTCGTGGGTCTTTCTTGGTAGCCATCACGGTCTCCTTAAGGTTTATTCTTAAACGTCAGGTATTTAAATGGGGTGTAGCGATCGGCGTAAAGCCTGACCCCGTGTCATAGACATTAACTACACCCCCAGAGACATTCAGACTTGAGAGTCTGTCTCTTTAACCTTTATTCTTAAACGTCAGGTATTATTCTTTTCCCCTAATCGTTCTAATTAACCTCAAGAAACCATTCCAAATTTCATGAGGTGATGGCATTAGCCACCCAAGAATAAGAAGTAGAATAATCCACATGTTTGTTTCATTAATGTTTAAGTTTTCTACGATATCAGTATTGACTTTGTTTTCGTCATTACTTTGTTTTACAGTGCCATCTAGTTTAGTTACTGTAATATCTTGTTCAGTGTTCTTCGTAGTTCCCACTGTCTGGTTGTTGGTCTTTCCGACTTGGGTATTCGCTGCTACGTTTGTCCCGCCGCCCAATAACCCCAGAGGGATTTTGCTGCAACTGCTTACCATGCCAATCGAGACCAAAAGACAAAGCAGCAAAGGTAAACGTAGGCCAAACAAGGACTTGCGCCATTGCTGAATCGCCCTGCCAGACTGTGTAGAATAATGGTATAAATAGCGCAACTGCTAACTCCCTCTTGTAAGTCTTCATGCCGGGTATTGACTCCATGTAAGTTGAAAATGTGGACCGTCAATAAAAGGTTTACGGTTTTGATCCCATCTGGTCTTTACATAGTCAAGGTTAGCTTTTTCTGCTGAATCATAATAATTCAAAGGTTTTAACCACGCAGCGCCCCAAAGAATATCTACGTCATGTTCAAATGCAGCTTCTCTAAAAGCTTCAGCAATTTTTGTATACAAGCCAAACGGCTCGTATGTATAACCATTAACATAAGCAATAACATCTACAGCATGACCAGTAAGGTGTCTAGACTTCATAGTCTGGGATTTGCCAGTATTATAAAGAATTTTTTGCTTTTCTAATGATCTAACCCCTTCCGTAATACCAAAATCAATATCACTTAAAGATAGAGCTGTTTGAGTTACTTTGAAGAGGTCCGGGTGGACCCCCTCTAGTTTTCTTAGAGATCTTTCTCCAAATTTAAACATTTGTATTCCTTTAAGTTAAGTTACCAATAACAACACGTAATACGTTGTTAGCATCAAATACTTGGATTTTATCGTCACTAATCACAATACGCTCTCCTGATGCAGCACTTTGGAAAGTACCAATTGTACTAGAAACAGCATCAAGCGATGTTACATTAAGTTTATCAGCACTAATTGAATTTGCAGCAATAGCATTTGATGTTACGGTCCCTTGAACTAACAAGTTACCATCAATAAACTCTGCTTGAACTTGCCATACAGAGCCATCCCAAATCCATGCTTTAGCGTCGTAAGAACCTGTATCATGCGCAATAACTACTCTTTCACCTATTACTTGAGTAAACCCAGTTTCAGTAAAAAATATATTACTAACTTGAGCAGAGGTTAAAGTTGAAGGGTCACTGCTTGTAACAAATCTCCAAAGCCCTGCGCCTCGTTCACCGCTAGTACCATCTGAGCCTTTTAACTGATAATTGACTTCAATTGTAACATTAATACCATCAGTGCCACTAGTTAAAAAACTTCCGCTAACATGGCTTACTTTAAATGTATATAAAGTTTTGCCGCCAAAGCTTATAGTATCAAGTACTTCAGTAACATTATAAATTGCTTTATTGCCATTATAACTGTAAGCCAACTGAGATATTCCGGCCTTAATTGTTGATAATGAAGCGAGCTGACTTGCTGCATTTACATTATCTTCGTCGGGGGAAAGTATGCCAAAATAATTAACAGTGCTAGTGTTGTTGTTAAAATACATAAGCGCAGTAGATGACATAGTTTCTGTATTATCATTTAAAGTTACACTGCCAGTTGTGCTCATTGTAAAATAATCACCACTTCCAGTTGACATTGCTGTTAATGATGTCGAAGTTGACTCAAGTGGAGCAAACTTGTCATCTCTTGATAATTCCGCATAAGTAGTACCGTCAGCTCCAGGATCTCCGTCTAAAACATTTACAAGTGTTATTTCTGAACTACTAATTCTAGACATAATATAATTCCCTTATGCAACAGAAACTGTACAAGAGAATTTTTCGGTGCTAGCAACATCTTCGGGGCCAACTGTAATAGTAGGGTAGTTTCCTGAGTTTAAGATAACACCTGGTGCTGATTGTACATTTCTAGAGGTAGTGTTGTCTACATAAAGGGTACCGCTTGAAGACCTAGACCATGTATACGTTACACCACTGGTGATTTCTGATCCACTATTAGCGTCGTAAACCCGACAAGTTAAAACCTTAGCAGTACCTGCGTTATTTTTAAATACAGTTCCATTATTAGATTCTATTACTACAATCAGGGCGTGTGCCCCTGTGTTGCCTTTTACTGCTTTATAAATAGTAATAAAGTCTGCACCACCATTTGCACCTGTTACTTTTACAGTTAAAGTGTTATTACTATCACCAAGGTTTGACGGGCTAATAAACAGTCTTGCCAAATTACTGGTGGGTAAAGTTCCAGTTAACTTACTTCCAGAATTATCATTATCATATCCTGAAATATTCCCCACAGCTGTACTTGTACTAGTTTTTGCTACAAAAGAGCCGCCATTCAATGATGTTGAATAGGAAAAGTTGCCAACTGAACCTTGTGTTGCTACAGAAATAATGATGTCGCTTTGTCCACTATCTAATGCCCCAGTTTCATCAGCTGTAAAAATTTGTGTATTTGGAGATAAATCAATTACAAGACCACCTGCGCCTTGTTGAATTACTGAAAGAGTGCAAGATTTTTTAAGACCTGTAGTAGTAGAACCTAAAGAATTTCTATAGCTAAAAGTAATTTCAAGTGTTACTTGTTTTTCAGTAATAGCTCCAATTGAAGGAATTGTAACTGAGCCATTAGTATGATTAATTACAGGGTCACCCCAATTAGTTGCAGTTTCTACATAGTCGGCTGCGGTAATCCTAAACTCGCCGTTTGCTAAACTATTATTTGTGTCATAACTTGCTTGAGTTTGACCCTCATAAACAATTAACTGAGTAACAAACCCTGCTACGTTATTTACAGTTCCGCCTTCAGTTTGGCTAAAACTATGATTTTCATTTGTTAAAAACGCAACAACTGGATTTGTACCGTCTGTTACGTCAATTAGTGTTAATTCAGAAGAAGCTACTCTTGCCATTATATATTTCCTATTTCTACTGTGATTTTCGTTGAAAGGCCGATATCTTCAGGCCCAACAATAATTTCTCTTAATGATCCGTTGTATGATGATGACTGTGTAGAATCAGCGACTATTGCAGATGGAATTTGTGCTGCAACAATTGGATCAACTAAAGGTTGGCCATTATAATCTAATACATTTCTGTTTTGATCAATATAAATTAACTGATCGCTATAATACCATTTAAAAGTTAACTCTGAGTAATCTGTTATCTCTACTCCCCCAACATATAAATTAGCAGTTAATATTTTTGGCTGACCATCCCCGTTTCTAAAAACTGTTCCATTGTTTGTTGTAATAGTAACAGATAATGACTCAATTGGCTTTCTTTGAATTGTAATATAAAGATTTGATTGCGCATCTTCGGCAATTACTCTTATTGATTTTCTGCCAAGAGGTGTTTTAGACCTTACACCAAATGAATATACTCCAGTAGATAATCCTGTAATATCAAATTCATTATTGTAAGTTTCTCCAAGAATTGTCCAATTATTTCCGTTGTCTGCCGAAACTTCAATTATATATTGATCAGCTTCTACTGAAGGAGATTTTGTCCAAGTTAATTTTCCAGATTGTATGCCTAAAATCCCATCGTCTGTATCTGTAAATAATACATTACTAGGGGGTAATAGTTCATCAGAATAATAAGTGTAATCAGCATATGCAACAAAATCATCAACATTCCAAGCTAGATTAT